TCGTTATCGACAACTCGGGATCAGATGGGAAATTAAAAGCCCATGTGATTTCCGTTTCGCAAGATGGATCCATTAATGCAGTGCCTTCGCAGGCAGTGCTTATGGGTAAGTGAGACGAGTTATCTCGTCTTATCCTCGTGCTTTAAACCGCGTTGGTGACAGATTGAACAACTGTTGTCAACGTGAGTTGGCAGCAGTTGGGAAGACTACGTGGCTTGATGTCTAGCTCCAAATGAGGAGTAGGCATGAAAAGCAACGTAAGTGACTACCTCGAAGTGGCAGAAGTCGTCTATATAGACGCTTGTGCCAAATGCATCGCTGATGTCTCTGATTTACGTGACCTCGTTACCATGAGATCACGGATCGAGCACGAAGGATTATCATTTTTAACGATAACCCTGCCCAATTTCTGTAAAGACTTCGAAAGAAGTCTAGAACTTGGGTATATTGACCCAACATTCTTCAAGTCTTTCAAGAAGAATGGATCAATCCCTGCATTTCTGCAAGGTATGATCGGTCATGTGTTCGATCGAGAGACAGGAAGGTTAATTAACGATGAAGGTACCCCCAATGTATTACTTGGAGGCGTTTCAAGTGATATTCCTACTATTGTTGAATCTGTACGGCAAATATGCTGTACGTTCAAAAAGTTGGAAGTTGATTGTACCCCCAAAAGGGTACAAGCAGCACTTGACTCGTTCATCGAAGTTGAGCGCTCTTTTGAGCAGTTTTCTATTCCGGATGAACTCCACGATAAATTTCGTCGTGTTGCTCATGTGCTCTGGTCTGATATGGTTCGTCCTTTTCGGATTGACCAAGTCATTCCTCGGCATGGACCCGGAGCGACCGCTGAACGAATTTCTGGAAACCAGAAGTTTGTCTGGCGGAGGTGGCACGATCGTCTTGAGCCTTACTTTCCTCTGGTGGACTCGGCGTATCCTCTTGGAACGCCTATGACCGCTGAGGAGCTCAAATTGGTAACGATTGTACCAGAGAATGAGGAGCAACCCGTAAGGGTGACCCCCGTTCCCAAAACGCTCAAAGGACCCAGGATCATTGCGATTGAGCCTTGTTGTATGCAATATGCACAACAAGGGATTCGTGACTGGCTTTATGCCCGTCTCGAGTCCTATCGATTTACGGCTGGTCACATAAACTTTAGTGATCAGACGAAAAATCAACAGCTTGCAATGGATTCGTCGAGAACAGGTCGGTTAGCAACGATCGACTTGTCTGATGCTAGTGACCGAGTTCCTCGTTCGCTGGCCTTGGAAATGTTTCAAGACCACCCCGATTTACGGGATGCGATTGATTCATGTAGATCGACGAGGGCAGAGATGCCAGACGGCCAAATAATTGGTCCGTTGAACAAATTTGCCTCTATGGGTAGCGCGCTTTGCTTTCCAGTTGAAGCCATGTACTTCTACACGATATGTGTAGTGGCTTTGTTGGAAGCAATGCACCTTCCTGAGACGCCTGTATGCATCTTTCGATGCATAAAAGACGTCTACGTCTATGGCGACGATATAATCGTACCATCGACGTATGCGAATGTTGTTCTCGATTACCTGCAGAAGTACAATTGCAAGGTAAACCTCAATAAGACTTTCTTAACTGGTAAGTTTCGAGAGTCATGTGGGGTAGATGCTTACGACGGTAAGTTAGTTACACCAACTTACCTACGTCGTTTGCGTCCTGAGAACAAGCGGCAAGCTTCGCAAATTATCTCTTGGGTTAAGACCGCTAACCTCTTTTATAAAAGAGGCTATTGGCGGACTGCCCAGCTCCTCTTTAATCAAGTGGAGCGGATCATAGGGCCTTTGCCTTATGTTTCCGAGAATAGCGAAGGTCTTGGGCGCACCTCGTTCATGGGTTACCGCTCCGTTGAAAGATGGAACGATAAATTGTGTAGGTTTGAAGTAAAGGCCTACACCCCAGTGCCAATTTTGTCGAAAGACCAAATTGGGGGGTACGCTGCTCTACAGAAGTCCTTGGCTTCCCTCTCTCGTCAAGTTGACGAGTGGGCTAGTCGAGATGCTTCTCATTTAGAGCATTTCGCACTGCACGGCGCAGTTGCATTACAACGCCGTTGGGTGCCCACCTCATAGGTGGGCTAGGG